TCAACAACTTAGCGCGCCCGAAGGTACCAGAAAATTTTTGAAATGTATAGCGAAATTTTTTATGAAGCCATAAAAATAATATGCTGTACCTGGTAGATATTTGTTGCTTTTTTCTAGGAAAGGCGTATAATGAATTTATTGGATAACGAATTGAAGGAGAAACAAAATGTCTAAACTGTTTTTGGGTATGTCGATTGGTATGACTTTCATGCTTGTTATTTCGGAGATCTTCTAATGAAATACTACGTTTATTCTACTAAATATGATCGCGGTGACAGGCGTATGGCTCGTTGGGTTGAATTTGAGTCTCAAGTTGTTGCGATGCTGTTTGCTAAGGTAAATGGTTATAAACTTATTGCGAAGGGTAAATAAAATGTTTTCTAATACCATTGAGCAACTTGAAGAACATTTGAATAATTTGAATACTGATTTGAATAATGCTCTTAAAAAAATGGATGATTCCTTTACTAGCGATGAAACATACGATGAGCTAGAAGAAAAGGTTTATGAGCTAACCGAAATGACAGACGCATTTGCTCTTGTCATTGACTACTTCCAAAATGCATAATTGAAATACAAAGGCATATTCCACCAGGATAATCCTTTGTATTCAATGAGTTAGATATAGAAAAAAGCCTTTAGAATCAAGGACTTAAGGGCGCCAAACCTGCCCGCCGAAGGCGGAAATGTCAAGAAAAATTTTTTATTTTGTTTGCATATTTATTTGTCATAGGGTCTGCCTGGTGTTGGTGGCGCCAATTTTACCACATAATTTGTGGGATGTAAAGCAAAATATTTTTATGTGGTCATAAAAATAATCTACAAAATATATGAAAAAATGCTTGACACCCTGGGCGCGCGTCTATATAATGGCTACATCAGCTAAGGAAATAAGGAAATAAGGAAATGGCAATTAAGGAAATCAAGATATACGATATGGATGGAACTATTGTATGCTCTTTGCATCGTTATCGCACTATGCCATGCGGAACTAAAATTGATTTGGAATATTGGAGAGAAAATGAAAAACTGGCTTATTCTGATAAACTTTTGCCTTTGGCTATACAATATAAAGCTGATTTGGCAAATCCTGCGGTTTATGTAATTATTGCTACTGCCCGTATTATCCGCGATGAAGATATGCGCTTTATTAAAGATATTCTCGGAATGCCGAATTATATTATCAGCAGAAAAGAAAACGATAATCGCTCAGGCGGTGAATTGAAAATTAAGGGACTGAAAAAGTTTTTTAATCTCAAGAATTTCAAACAAGCAAAAGCTACATTTTTCGAGGATAATGCCTCGTATTTGAAAGCGGTTTGTGATTATTTTAATATTGAAGGCGTTTATATTCCTTCTAAACAAGGGCATTAATAAAATGGCTAAAAAACAATTCTGGATTATTATTGATACCGAAACCACGAACGATAACCAAGTTTTTGATTTTGGTGCAATCGTTGTTGATCGTCAAGGCAATATCCATTCCTCTTGTGCAATTATCGTAAAAGATAATATGGAAAAAGAACTTTTTTCCGACCCTACAGGTAAATCTTTTTGGTCAAAATCTTATGCAAGCCAAAAGAAAAATAATTATATGGACATGCTTGAAAAAGGTAATAGAATGATGGCGTCAGTTAATGCCATTAATCGCTGGCTTGAAAAGGTTAATGCTAAATATAATCCGGCAATGACGGCTTATAATGTTGCATTCGATCAATCTAAATGTGCAAATACCGGAATTGATTTGACTATTTTTAATTATTCTTTCTGCCTTTGGCATACTGCCGCCGCTATGTTTGCGGAATCTAAAAAATATCGGAATTTTATTGTCGAAAATCATTATTTTGGTAATGTTACCGAAAAAGGTAATATGACTTATAAAACTAATGCCGAGGTTATGGCACATTTTATTACGGGTCGTAAAAACGAGGAACCACATACTGCTTTGGAAGATGCACAATTTTTTGAATTGCCGATTTTGCTTGCGGTTTTGAATAAAAGGAATTGGAAAGATTTTACCAATAAACCTTATTCGTGGAATGCTTATCAGGTTAAAAATCATTTTGAGGCTAAATAATATGAAGCGAGAAATTGCATTATGGATTCTATTTAATATAGATATTCATTGGCCTAATTTTATTTGGAATTGGGCTTTTAATGAGGTATCAACTTATTATATTGATAATGAAGGGGTTTGCGATGTTGATTAATATTAGTTTTTATGAAGCTTCTAATTATACTTTTGATAATCCAGAAGAACTTATTAATTATCTAGAAAAGGGTAATAAAGATATTATGCCCGAAGATTATGAAAAGATTAATGATATCGGAAAAGAATTAGAATCTATTTTGAATGAGGATTATTTTGGTGGCGCTAATGGCGCTGTATATGCTGGATTTGATTTGAATAATGAGGTATTTAATTATAAGTTATTTCCAGGATAATATTATATTATTACTAAGGCATATTCCACCAGGATAAGCCTTAGTAATCAACGACTTAGCTACAGAAAAAAGCCTTTAAAATCAATGACTTACGGCGCCCGAAGGTACCCGAAAAATTTTCGGGTGTCAAGAAAAATTTTTTATTTTATTTGCATACCCTATTTGCATACCCTATTTGCATATAGAAAATTTCTATGAACCCATAAAAATATTTTGCTGTACCTGGTGAATATTTGTTGCTTTTTTCTAGGAAAAGCGTACAATGAATTTATTGGATAACGGATTAGGAAATAAAAAATGTTTGGATGGTTTGGTACGGTTTTCGGGATTATTGGCGCGGTTCTTGTCGCTGCAAATGATTTTCGGGAAATTGGTTATGTATTCTTTTTAATTGGTTCTTTCTTTTCGCTTTTTGCTGCGATTAAAGAAAAACATAATGCTAATATTGCTTTGTGGCTTGTGTTTGCTTCTATTAATGTTTTCGGATTGATTAAATCATTATGAACGAACTTTTTATTAAATGTTCCAATGTTATTAATAAATGTGATAACAGGAATCAAATGGGTGTAGCATTCCATTATATTAAATTGGCGGGGGCACAATTTAATGACAATAATCAAACTTTCAGAATTTTGGTCGGAATGTGGAATCTCAGACTACAATATTTGAGTAATAAATAATGAATCTTAATAAACTTGCTAGGCGTATTAATACCGAGATTTTTAATAATCAGATTGATCTCAAATATTTGGTTATTAAAAGTAAATATAAACTCGCTAATGGTAAAGGTATTGCCGGTATTACTTATGCTTTTATTCATGAATCTGGACAACGTTTAGCGGTTGTTAATATTTTTACTAAATACTGTAAGAATAAAAAGTTTATTAAAAAGGTTCTAATTCATGAAATGGTGCATGTTTATCAAAACCAATTGAAACAGAAAATGAATCATAATGGAGCGTTTATGAAATACTTTTGTAAAAAAGCGCGTAAATTCGGTTATGAAATTGAAATGGGAAGGGTATAAAATGAAAAGATTTAATATGCAATATAAGAGAGATAAAATTGCAAATATTAAAAGATTTATTAGATTATATTATATAACTAATAAAAGTAAATACTATCCTATATGGCATATTACATCTAGATAGGCCTTTGTATTCAATCACTTAGCTAAAGAAAAAAGCCTTTATAATCAAGGACTTAGGCGCCGCTAGCGTACCCGCGAAGCGGGAAATTGTCAAGCAAAATTTTTTATTTTGTTTGCATACCCTGTTTGCATACCCTGTTTGCATACCCTGTTTGCATATAAAAATTTTTATAGGGTCATAAAAATTTCTTGCTGTTCCTGGTGAATATTTGTTGCTTTCTTCTGAAAAGAGCGTATAATTCTTTACATGGGATGACGAAATGACTCAGCGAAATCCTAAACCTTCCATCCGAGTCACTGGAGAATTATTATGGCTGCTGCCAAAATCGTGAATTACACTGTTGAACAAACCGCTGAAATGATTGCGGAATATGTTGCTGCTCCTAATAAGGAAACCGTGGAAATGCTCGCGGTTAAAATGGGTAAGACCGTTCGTTCGGTTATCGCTAAACTTTCGCGTGAAAAAGTTTATGTCGCAAAGGTTTATGAAACCAAGGCTGGCGAAAAGCCGGTTAAAAAGGATTCTGTTGCTGATGCAATCGGCAAGGTTTTGAAATTGTCGGAATCCGAAATCGAATCTCTGACGAAAGCGAATAAAACCGCTTTGAATAAGATTTTCGAGGCTTTGGCTAACTCTAAGCCGATTTAATTAAACAAAGGCGGTTTAATCGCCGCCTTGATTTAATTAATTTGGATAAAGGAAAATAAATGAATATCTCTAGGAAATTGGTTAAGATTTTGGAAACCTACGGTTATTCCAAAAAGGAAATGTCCGGTAAGCGAAACCGCAAGGCTTTTAAAAAGGCTTATAAGAATCGCGCGGCTCTGAAAAGAATTATTTTGGAATTTTAATATGAGATTTAATATGAAGTATAAGCGAGATAAAATCGCTAATATTAAAAGATTTATTAGAATGTTTTATAAACCCAGATAATATTATCTGGGTTTTATTTTATTTCAAATTTGGCTGGCATGATTATTGCTAGGGCATAAACCATGCCAGGTGCATTCGTCATATTCCTAGAAAAAAGCCTTTGTAATCAACGATTTAGCTCTCGAAAAAAGCCTTTAAAATCAAGGACTTAGGCGCGCCAAACCTACCCGCGACCTACGTCGCTGTCAAGTAAATTTTTTTAATCGTTACCACCACATCCCATAGCGTCAGCCTATCAAAAAATGCCTGCAAAATCAAGGACTTACGTCAAATGCGAATAATTCTCATTCGCAGGCGGAGGTGAGCACTCACTTACGTTAACTCGCGCTCTGCGCCTAAGTGCTAAACCTTGTCAAGTGCAAAAACTTGGATGTGCTCACCAAACCACCAGTGCCCACCAAACCACCAAGTTGCATGCAGCCCGCGGCGCCTATTATAAAGTGCAAAACCTTGGCGTGTCAAGTGCAAATTTTTAAAGCTCACACCAATTGTCCGAAATTTGTACATAAATATCGGACTAACCCAAATTCGCCAACCTGGTCGCAAAGCGACCTATTCGGCGCAATTTAGGGTAAAATTCGATATATCTTATCATATTTTGAGTTGATCGCTGATATTTTGAGCAAACTTATCATAATTTGACAAATTTGCTGAAATTTTCACCAATTGTACCAAATTGATCTTGCAAAGATCGAGCTTGGTGGGCTAATTTTTAAGCGGTTAGAAACAGCATGTTATAACGAAAAAACCTGGTAAGCTAAAAATAAGCTAATATAATTATACAAAGCCAGGGCTGTAAAAAATATTTACAAATTCCAGTCTGTAAAAAATTTCACAATAAAAAATTTAGACTTGATTTACGGAATAGACGGGCGTATAATATATAAATGATGTGAAAGAAAGGAAACAAGATGAGCGCAAACGAAGCGGCATCTCTTTATGGAGATTCCTCATTTTTGTGGGAGTTGTACTTTCCCGAAATGGTATCAGAAAATGTTGAAGATGCCATAGTAGCCGTGAGTTTTTTCGAAGACGTTCCGTTTTAAGATTTGAAAATTCTCACTTGATTTTGAAACAAATTGAGCGTATAATATCTTTATTGGCTGAGAGAAAGGCCAATAAGAAAAAAGCAAAAGGCAATAGGAAAGAAAAAATTGTCTTGATTTAGAAAGTGATTCAGCGTATAATATATGTATGGACTAGGGAAAACGACTCAGAAATGAAAAAATTTACTCATGTCTAAGTTCTAATGCCCAAGTCTAATTTATCTCTCATTAGTCCTTAGTGACTCTCATAGAAAAGGAAATTGTATGACCTCCAAGATCGTGAATTACACCGCCGAAGTTACCGCCGAAGTCGTTGAGCGTTACAACGCTGGTGAAGCTGTTGAGTCCATCGCTGTTGCGGTTGGTAAGTCGGTTCGCTCCATCGTGGCTAAGCTGTCCCGCGAAGGGGTGTACCAATCCAAGGCTAAGGCCAAGGCTGAAAAGGCTGGTGTTGTTACCAAGGCCAACCTGATCGAAGCTATCGCCAATGAAATTGGTGTTGCTTCCGAAAAGCTGGAGTCGCTGGAAAAGGCGACGAAGGAAGCCCTGGCACTTGTTGCCGGTGCGCTGGGTGCGGAAGTTAAGGCTTCTGAAGCTGAATGATTACCCAAGGTTAGACTACCTTGCGGTAGTCTACCTTTTAAGAGTTCTTCTGCAAACAATACTTGGGCAAGTCCCCGAGGTGAGCAACAGGTAACTGGCCATAAGTCCTGGGAGGAACTCTTAAAAGGTGAACTGAGTAATAGGGTGGACCCACCCGTATATAAGTTCTTAATTGGTGGTGAAACATATAACTCGACCACCAGCCTCCAGGTTTGGAAGACTATACCTGCCTTAACGTCTCCAAAAAGCAGTTATTTTAGGCAGCAGCCCTGCAGGGGATTATTAATATTCTAAGGAGAATGCTCGACAAGTACGAAGGTGGCTGATCGGTCGTCATAGTATAGGGTGGATTGGAAGCGTAAGAGATTACAATAAGTTCTTAAATAGTAGATATTGCCACGCTACTAGCCTAGTCGTTAAAACTGCCAATATAGGAAAGTTTTTAGCCCATGACCGAAAGGTTGTGGGCTTTTTTCGTTGTACCAACCCAGGCTGTGGCAAATCGGAGATTACATCTCCAAGTAGCCACTCACGTAGTGAGGAAGTTGTCGAAATTGGTACCAAAAATTATGGTTATATACCATAAATGCTTTTTATGGTATATAACCATAATTTTATCACCCACAATAGACGTAAAAAAGCCCAGTCCGATTTTCGGAACTGGGCTATAGTTGTTTATTCGTCTGCTGGGTCTGCTAGTTTTTCCTTGATCTGCTTCTCTTTTGAACATAACGACTAGTCGTTATGTTCTGCAGGAGAAACTAGTGCTTGCACTCGTTTCTCCAAAAGTACAAGTGCAGATTTGGTAACTTTTTCCAGGCTTTCAAGTAAATCAAGGTTAATATCTAGTAGATCAGAGATCCTTTTAATATATTCCTCTTTTTTAACTGGTACTTCCCCGCGTTTTGTTACATACTCTTTGCGCTTATAAACACCTAAAGAGCTTAATTTGGCAATAACACTACGTTCTGGTACATCAAGTTCTAGTGCTATCTCTTTTACAGGGCGACCAGCTTTGTAATCCGCCACTACTTTTTCTACTATATCATTTGTGTATTTCATATTAATCATCCCAAGGCATTTTAGTTGAAGGCTTATTTAATACTTCTATATCTATCAAAGATTTAGGTATATTATCCCAATCTGAAGGATCTAATACCATATATTCATGCCTAAAAGCTGGATGAGCTAACCAACATTGGGTTAACATAATTTTTGTAAGACGAGGTAATTGATCAAACTCGTCCACCCCCGTTTTAACAAGACTAGTACAAGTCATAGGATTTTTTACAGTGCCAGCTTTATCACCAGTTTTAACAGTTGACCCTAGGACGCGAAGTTCTAAAAGTTCTTCAGATGTAAAATGTGGTGTTGCAGTGGTCATAGATGCATATAAATCTGGGTCAACAACATGATTTATATTTGTCCAATCGTTATATGGAATATTTTTGTACTTCTTAAAAGCTGCCATAATAAGAGGCACTAAAGCACTATATGGAAGCATTTGACTAGACGTTGCTTTTAAACCTGTGGGAATAATTAAACCTCTAGGAGAGGTGATAAGATAAAAGATTAAACCAGAGGCCCATTCTGACCCTAAGTCGCAGGCTTTAATACCTTGTTTAATAGTGGCTTTTAGATCTAACTTACCATCTGTACGAACTAAAGACCAATTGCCCACATATGCTAAAGCTTGGGGTAGTGCAAAACTAGAATACTTTGCAAAAGCTTTTCGTTGGTCTACTGCATCTACCCCATCTTCATAAACTAATTGAAAAGGGAGTTCTGTTAATTGTTTCTTGATTAATGACATGTTTTCTTTCTAGGGGAGGGTGCGGAATTTTCAGCAGCTACTATATCCGCGATAATTTAGTAAATTATCTTATTAAAAATCAGTACTTTAGTTAAAACATATAGATACAATTTGCCTAATTTTATTAGAATGTACCCGAGGTCAGCAGCAGATCGAGAAAAATCTCTAGATGACTCTAACTTACCCACATCTTTCTTTTCAAGGGGACCTTTCAAAGCATAGAGTGGTTAAGGTCAACAGAATTTTACAAATCTGCACTACCTCGTTAAATTGGAATCTTTAATTCAATTTATATATTATTATATCATTTAGAAAAGCAAAAGTCAAGAATAATTTTTTCTATCCCTAGTGTTGAAAAAATATTCACTTGATTTTTATTTTCCATTAGTGTATAATATTAGTTACTGAGGAGATTTTAATGCAAGACTATAAAGCATATTCCAAAGCGCTAGAAGACCTAATTATGGATCAATTGCTGCCGATGTATCTAGTTGGCTGCCGTAGCAGCGGAATAACAGAACAACAGAATAAGATCCTCAAAGACTTGCTAGAAGCCAGAAAGAAAACTCAAGATAAAACTTGCGCACTTTTACGAGGTAGTGTTAGGCCTTGACTACCTATTAGAAACAACTCAATGACCGTGAATGTGGTATCAAAATCCTTTTGACTAAAACTGGATGGGACCCCCACATGCCGAGATTAAAAATCCTGTTAGTCCGGGTTTCTCACAAACCGCTGCAATAGCTAACACAGAGGCGCAGACCCTATCCTGGCGGGGCAAGCCAGGAACCTATTTATGAAAGAACTTATTCCTTTTAAAAGAATCAAGGATAGTTTTGAACCTATGGACGAAGACGTAGTAAATCACCCAAGCCATTATACATCACATCCTAGTGGTGTTGAATGTATTACAATATCTGAGCATTACAACTTTTGCATAGGTAATGGATTCAAGTACCTATGGAGAGCTGGATTAAAGAGCGCTCCAGATATGTTAGAAAAAGAGATTGAAGATTGTGAAAAAGCCGTCTGGTATATTACTAGACATATTAATAACCTGAAAAAGAAACAAAATGTATAATATTATTAAGGGGCCTAATGGCTCTACAATCATTGAAGTTGCAGTACCAGGAAAAACTCGTGACCAAATTCTAGTTACACTAAATAATGGTCTTTTAAAGGTTGATACTAAATCATCAGAGACACCTACTTACCTATATAAAGGTATCCCAGACTTTGAACCTATTTTCTTCAAAGCAATCAATGATAAAGTGGATCTAGCAAGCCTTAACAATGGTATTCTAAGTATCCTCTTATCTAGGAATCTAACAGAGAATGGAACAATTGAAATCCAGTGATGAGGTTCTAGAACCTTGTCCAGACAGAGTTCTAGCCTCTCAATTAGCCACCCAAGTATTAGAAGCTTTAAAACAGTCTGAAGAGGCTGCTTATAAAGTATGGCTCCTATTATCAACTAGATTTGGAGCAGCACAGAAAGTATGAGTTTAGTAAAAGAACTTTATAGGACTAATACTAGTATACCTGATGCTTGCAAAACTTTAGGAATCGAGTTTGATGCCGAAGATTTAGAAGACCTGGAGCAGTGTTCTAGTTGTAATATTTGGTGGTATAGTTATGAATTATTACCCGATTTAGATGATAACAGTATTTGTAAATTCTGTGAGAGTAGATATGGGCGATAAAACCTATGTTGTATTTATGGTAGTAATTACAACAGTAGTTATACTAGAAATTATTGATGTATTTTCAAAAATAGTAATACTATGAAAGTAATTCTTAGCTTATTTGATTATAGTGGGCGCTGGAGTTCACCATATAAAGAAGCCGGATACGATGTTTATCAAGTAGACATTAAACTAGGTCTCGACGTTCTTTCATTAGAACCTCGAGACCTTCCATTTGATAAAGTATATGGAATCCTGGCTGCTCCACCATGTACTGACTTCGCTGGAAGCGGAGCACAATATTGGAAAGTAAAAGATGCAGACGGTAGAACAGAAGCTTCACTCGCTCTCATTGACAAAACTCTTAGTCTGGTCGAGTACTATAAGCCAGTATTCTGGGCCCTTGAGAACCCAGTTGGCCGACTTCCGACCTTGCGTCCGGGAATTGGCCGACCTTGGTACTTTAACCCTAACGAGTTCGCCGGATACCTTCCGTTGGAAGAACAGGGGCGAGAATGTTACACGAAACGTACCGGTATTTGGGGCGTATACAACAGACCAGAAAGAAAAGTTCTACCCGTTAGTGCAGAAGGAAACTGGATTATGCGTCTTGGTGGGAAGTCAGAACGAACCAAAGAACTTAGGTCAATGACCCCATTAGGTTTTTCAAAAGCTTTCTTTTTAGCAAATCAATAAATTCAGACTTGACCCTAGAGCTTAATCTTGATATAATATTATTTCTGAGTGATTGAAAAGCAAAAGGAATTAAGCGTGAAATTAATGAAAGTATTTGAACCTTGGACCGATATGCCTATGGATATCCGCGATCAATTCTTCGAAGACACTCGTGGTGTAGGAAATCACTGCTATGTAAGTATTTGTGTGGAACCAGAAGAATTTGAAGAATTAGACGATGGTAGCGAAATTCATAAGTATGATAAGGTAACTTTGTGGTTGCTAGAACAAGGTTGTGCTCTTGATGAAACAGTTATAATTAAACATTCTTGGTAATATTATGCAATCAATTCCAGTAACTGACATATTAATTGGTATTCTAAAAGACGCTTTAACAGACTCTTTTAGTTTTATTAGTACTATTGAAACAGATCTTGAAACAAAACCACTACCTCCTAATATTAAAGACATATGTATTCAAGGTATTGAAGTTAGAAAGCAGAATATTGCAGTTATCAAAAGTATTCTTGAAAGGTACGCTGAATAATGAATAAACAAGTTTACATTAAGATTGCCAAAGACGAGGGTGTTACTATTCTTGAAGCTAAAGAAATGTGGGAAGACGAGCTGGCTGATAATGGTAATAATATTGAAGAAGCCCTTTTTACTTTTGGTATGGAACCAGACTATCCTTTTTTCGTGGGCATAAATGCTAGTTGAGATAAATGATACAAGTGTTAGACGGATTGTTGTTAACCATCTCTATAACGAACTGATTAAATACAATACTATACTATCTAAAGATCAAATAGCAGCATATAAATTTATTATTGCAGAAAATGCTACTCCAGCAGAGTATATTGAAATATTTAAGGACTGGGATGCTTAAGCAGTTACAAGATAAACGGATTGAAAAATTAGAGCAGCAACTAGACCAGGCTAATAGTATTATTAGGGAACTTCTTGGTGCTCTAACTTGTGAATCTGAAGAAATACGAATGCTTATTAGAGATGTAGCTTTACTATACTTACATGAAAATAACTAATTTTAGTAACCATATTGTACATAATAGATTTCATGAGACAGCTACAGTAGATGTTACTGTACGTATTGGTATATTGAAACTAAATAAAATAACTACAACCAGAGACCTTTTCTGTAATGGAACTAGGTGGAGGTTTGTAGATACTGGAGAAATGATTCCAGCAGGTATTATTGAGAGTTAAAAAAATGCCCCGTAGGCAGAATGGATATGCAACGGATTTCTACTCCGTCATTTGTGGGTTCGACTCCTACACGGGGTGCCATATATCAAAGGAAAGTTAAATGGACAAAGACCAACTATTTAATGCTGTAGCAAACTATCTAGCAGGCTCTTGTATGTCTAGCAATGAGGCTTTTTCAAGTTTTTGTGATCTATCTGAACCTAAATTGCCAGAACCTACCCAATCTGACCTAGATGAGTTTGAAGTATACCTAGAGTCTATTGACCAGTTCTGTTGTGAAAACTGTGGTTGGTGGTCCTATCCTGGTGAATGGGAATGTGATTGCATATACGGGGAAGATGATGAAGACTAAACGAAATTTCTACGCTAAAGCAGTTACCCGTATTGTTCCTAAAGTGGAGCAGTCTGGTAAGTTGTATAAGCGCAAACCAAAATATGGGGTCAAATATGACTGAAATGGAAAAAATTCTAGTTAATAGAATTAGTGCACTAGAGCATCGTATAGTTGATCTAGAGAATAGGTTAATTAAAGTAGAGTTACGCCCTATGCAATACGTTCCTCCACCAGTATATGGTCCACCACAACCTTGGCAACCCTATACTATACCAAATATTACTTGTAAATTTTGATTAAAATGCAAACAGTATACCTTGTAATTTCAGACTGCGGTGATGGTAGTAATACTATTAATTGGTTTAGAAAAACATCTTTAGATGAACTTTACAAATTAGTAGATGATGACCCAAATACTTGGGGTTCTGGAGATGGGTTACAATACCAGGAACTAAAATTTGCAAGCCACTTTGATCTAGACAAATTCGCCGAACTGAATAATATTTATTGGGCTGATGACGAGGATATTTTCTGACTTGATTCATTTGCTTAATATTGATATAATATTATTTCTGAATCGGAGAAAAGCAAATTACTTAGACCTATCTAAGCATTGCAAGGCAATCCGTTCTTGCGTCAACTCGCCAAAAGCTGTGATTCTAGATATTTACGTGTGAGAGAGCAAAACGTTCATCCGGATAAACGATAGGCTATATTACATGAGTTGGGTAGCTCTCAGAAAAGCTATCAGTATTTTTTAAGATATTCGCAGATACATTAAAAAATACTGACTTGATTTGAAAACTGAAGTTTGATATAATATTATTTCTGAGTCGGCGAAAGCCACAAAGAAAGGGAAAGAAAAAATTAGACTTGACTGTAAAGCTTAAGTTTGATATAATATTATTTCTAAATGAGAGAAAAGCAAGGCAGACTTGACCGACAATAAACGGCCACTTATACAAGTCTATAGCAATATGACTGCTCTCTCAATTGGAAATACCTTAGCAGGTCATGCACATGCGAAGCCTCGAATAGATAGTTAATGTAATTACTATCAGCCTGCTTATCTAGTGTTCGGTGCAATGCCGTCCTAAATATTAGTTACGACTTTAAGGCGAAATATAAGTATATAATACTTAAGTAGCTTGTACGAACTATACGTTCTTTAGATTACCAAGAGTTAAGGTTCTCAGAAAAACCAAGTCGCTATCATCTAAAGAAGGATCTTCTGGAATATGGAGAAATGAGAGTTCAAGTCTCTCTGGCGCATTATGTGGATTTCTGGTTATTCGGGCCACATCAATTAATAGCTTGGGTACATGTTCCCGTGAGAAGTATCTCCTTATTGTGGAGGTAATTGCTTAACTTAATGAGTTTGCGGAATTCGAAGTCCAACAACTCTTAGTGTAATGATAAATACTGGGGACCTTTTATCAACCTCCAACCTGTAGGTGTGCACACCGAGCAGTATAGCTATCGTAAGTGAACCAGGTTGTGCTTCCTTGAAAGGACGCAGTCAATAAGTTCTTAATTAGCATTGAATTAAGCCTTGATGCTAGCTTACAAAGTTTTCTCGTATGGGTTCTTATCAAAAACCCGTACCATCCTTAAAGTGCTCTATCAAGAGTATTTTAAGAATGTTAATAAAGAAAGCAATTTCAACTAGTAGAAGAAGGTATGGTGGTATAAGGTGGTAAGAGACCTGAGTTATCACATTCCACGCTACGAACGGGTAGAAAATTTCAAGCATGCTGGGTTGTGCCTCTTACCTTCGCCAGCTCAAACGAAAAGTATACCACGAAATTGCCTCCTTTAATAATATTGGATTCTTGGGGGAACGGTTAACCCATCGGACTGTAAATCCGAAATCTAGGCTGCTAGTCCTGGTTCAAATCCAGGAGAATCCACCAAAATTTGTATTGTCAAGGAATTCGAGTTGTAGGTCTTTACCAAGTTCTAGGACTATGGGACAGCCAGACCTAATTCCTTGACAATATATACTGATAAATGTTCTTAGACTAATTAGTATTAAAGTGGATTAGCTACCCACAATTTAATATTATATAGATTAAAGCCTCTATTTGCGTAGGTTAGGCGACACGAACAGCATGTTGGCACACTGTATGGAACGCAAAACTCAGGAGCCAGCCACTTAGTAGGATAAGAACATTTTTCAGTATATATTAGTTTAGTGTATTAGACGGTTACTGCCCGCATAGTCGCGGTTTCCGGTTATGCGTCAACATAGCGAACGGTTTTCTTGACGGATTTCCTATATCTATTACACTAAACTAATATACCTCCTCTTCGGTTAGCGGCTATACCACTTGCTTTGGGAGCAAGATTTCGAAAGTTCGAGTCTTTCAGGGGAGACCAAGTTTAAAGGTTATAGTGCTCAAAGTCGGGAGCACTCTACGTAAGTAGTACTGGTTACGACGCCAGTAGTAACCTTAATGTTTAAAGGATAGTTACAGCAAACCACATATACAATTGACTTTTAATCAATCTCGTAAATGAACTATCCTGTTTTTATTTAAGTCCTTCTGACGAGTCCTAATTGGACGAAACTAGTATATTAATACTAGTCAAGGACACATACCCAAACCTTTCTGTGTATGGGATATGCGGCGAATAGCCAGGGAGCTTGTAGTCTATTAACTAAACACGTGATAAGTTAATATACTATAAATGACAAACAGAAATTTAGACTTGATTTAGAAACTTAATTTTGATATAATATTATTTCTGAATCGGATTTCAAAAGAATTTTGAGAGTGACTTCTCAAATACCTTGCATAGGCGGTTCCTATGCTGCCAACCTGGGGGCGGATAGTACTAGGTTCCTTGTATGTGGGGTTAGTACATACACTGTATCATTGTATGTTGGGTCAATCAAAAAAGCCAACCGTGAGCTAAGCCACGATAAGATCTTTAGACGTGTTTATTACTTTAGCGTAGTGAAAGTAACAGGCCTCGCTTAAGGCCTTGTAAAAGAAGCCTAGTCAGCATAGCACAATGGATCTATCGTCTAACGGTTTAGGACAGCTGGTTTTCATCCAGCAAATCGCGGGTTCGATTCCCCGTAGATCTACCATATTAAAGTACTCTCCTAATGTAATTATCGCTGCTGTAACAGTTTATTTACATAGTTATTTACAGATAAGCCTTTGTTCACCCCCGAAATAGGGTCTTAGGTGAGAGTACTCCAATATGGTTCCATATTTTAGGAATCCTAAAGGGAAGAGTTATATGACGATATAACGAGTGACTGAGTAGGGCCATCTTCTCAGTTGGGTAAAACCTTAACAATGGCTTACCTCCGCTGCAACGGACAGGAAAATTAGTTTATATAGGATTTCTAAAATATGAATCATGCTATGATTAAAGTATGTGTATGGCCTGATGGTACTTGGTGTGAAGAAGGAGAAGAACAGAATTATCTTCAATGGATGAGTGATGATTTTGACCTTATTGAAATGACTGAAGATCAGTTTGATGAGTTTCTTCGTTGTAATTAAGAATAATGGGCGGCTGGTGGAATGGTATACACGGTGGTCTTAGAAGCCACTGCCGAAAGGATTGAGAGTTCGAGTCTCTCGCTGCCCACCAAACAAGATAGCATTATCTTAAAAAATGCCGTGACTCGAATTGACGAGTGAAAGGGTGAGTTGGTAACGATACTATCCCCCACAGATTAATATGAATAGACGATGAAATTGAGTCGCTGTAGGACATTACGATCCAGGTCCGTAGTAATGTACCAAGGGTTGCCTAAACAACAGCTTGTACTCTTTCATTCGAGACAATCCAAGAAGGCCACTCAATGTGGATACTTGGGCGTCATACCTATTAATGCACGAGTGGTGGAATGGTATACACATCAGACTTAAAATCTGACGCCTCTGGATTGAGGGTTCGAGTCCCTCCTCGTGTACCAGAATTTTGTGGGAGTTAAAATGGCTAAAGTACATTTATTTATAGATACTTTTTATAGCCTGTATTTATGGGACGAACAAGTATTAGATATTATTAATGAAGATAATCGTTTAGCTTTAATTGATATTCCTCAAAACTTGGTAGATAGATATAATGCGGCAACCAAGGAGTTAGCTGCTACTACGGAACTACTAAAGAAGTACTATAATGAACAAGAAGCCCAAGAACACACCACTATATCGTACTAATTTACTAAAAGTAATTGGCAAAAAAGACGAAGAAAAAGAGCTATCTAAAGAATTAGATAAGTTCCTTGATAAAGTACAAAAGAAACCTAAAAAATCTGACTTGAAACATTAAGTTAAATAGCGTATAATATATCTTTGAGTGAGAAAAGTATGAATAAGTTGATCGCAGTAGGGATGCGCTATCAAAGCATGTATGCTGTAAAAAAAGCTATTGATGAATATAAAAAATCAAAGCGTCTAGTTGTACAGCTAGGTATTGAAAATAACTCAGCGGGCATAGATGGAAAAGCTGTAGGAGTATTCTATAAAGGAGAACGAGTAGCCTTTATTAGAAACAAAGATCTAGAAATACTGCTACAAGATAGATACAACTTAGGAGATACTTGGGAAGTATCAGGTATTTGGGAAAATTATTGGATTATTACTAAAACTAATAGTAAAGTAGAAAATCCATGTAATGAAATCTCGGCAGATAATTCAGCAACTTGTAATATAAAATTTACCGAAGAAATTAACACACAGAAAGAACCTAAAATGAATGTTTCTAATATGCGCGACTCATTTTTCCGCGAAATGAAAAATGTTGCAATTGACTTCCAATCTGGTAAGATGGGTGTTACCTCAGCTGAAGGACTATCAGTATATGTAGATGGTGGAGTTTCTGTAAATCCTATTACCGATTTTGGAATCAAGATTCCTGCCTTTGCTATGCGTACAGCGGTTGCTGATCTTAAAGAAGGTGATATTGTTGTAAATGGTAATGATTTTAGCTTCTTCAAGGCTCTTACCGAAAATGGTTATGAAGTAGTTTCTCTAAATGGAGAAGTTAAACAAGTAGGTAATGTAGCCAACCTATTCTTCGGTAAGAACTCTGTTCTTGCAGTAAAGAATATGTTTAATGGTTCGGGTATGAATCCTATGATGATGGCTATGATGCTTGGAGACGGTAAAGAGTTTGATATGAAAACTTTTGCCATGATGAGTATGATGGGTGGGAATCAAATGGACTCCAACATGGGAATGATGATGGCACTTGCAATGTCTAAGTAAAATAGGTGCCAGGAGTAAAATCCTGGCATTTGTTTCAGTATTATGGGTAGAGGACGGATGAGAAGGGAGCCCCAACGGGCCATGCCTGGACGGATGTAGAGACGACATAGTACTGAAACAAATGATACACTAAAACAGGTATAATATGGTTCCAGCCCCTGAACGCTACAAAGCGTATATATGGTGGTTAATACGAATTATTGAAGTGATAACTTGTCTTCATATTATATTGAATACATGGAGACATTGGTAACAGAATGCTACCCTTGTAGCTCAATTGGTTAGAGCAGCAAACTCATAATTTGTTGGTTACTGGTTCGAGTCCAGTCAGGGGTACCACTAATAAGAGGCAAATAATGATTTATATAGTTACAGCGTATAGATTTGGTAGCGTTGAGAATCACTCTTATATAATAGGGGCATACACTTCCAAAGAACAGGCTAAACTTGCAGGAGAATGTGAAAAATCCTGGCGAGGTGGTAAATATGACTATTTAATTAAAGAAGTAGTATTAGATAGTCCAATACCAGAAGAAATTTGGAAAAACCATATGGAATGTAAATAAAATGGCTAACATCTTTTTCACAAGTGACTGGCATCTAGGTCACCAAAATATTCTGACTTTTCAACGTCAGGATGGTAGTGCTGTGCGTAACTTCTCTAGTGTAGAGGAAATGCATGAATATATGATTGAACGCCATAACTCTGTAGTATCTACTAATGATAAAGTGTATATTCTAGGTGATGTATGTTTTACTAATAAGTGGCTACATTTGGTGGATCGTTTTAAGGGAGAAAAGGTTCTTATTAAAGGCAACCATGATACTCTAAAACTGTCCCAATATGCTCCTTATTTTAAGGATGTACGTGGTATTCATCAGTTTAAAGGCATTGTAATGACCCATATACCCATTCATCCGGATAGTCTTAGTAGATGGGGCGTTAATATTCATGGACACCTACACACTAACTTTGTTCTCCGTGATGGGGAGATAGATACTAGGTATCATAATGTATCCGTAGAAGTACTAAACGACTATACTCCAATTAGTCTTGAAGAAATTAAGGCATTAAAAAATCTGACTTGACTTTTTGAGCTTTCTGGATTATAATATAATGTAACGTCTCCGAAGAGCTAGCGAAATTCTAGCGAAACATTGGGGTTGAAGAACTATTGAGTCACACTCTAGTTCTCCCCCAACTGTCAGACGAGTTATTTTTAACCTCTGCGCCCAACCTCAAGAAATGGAAGGTCAAATAAGTGTTAGTAAAAATTCTTAGTGACCTTCATTTTCATCCACTACGCAATGATTTCAAATATGTAGATCATGGTGAATATGTTTGTATTCTCGCAGGTGATATTGCGGAAGGTATGCGTGGAGTTAATTGGGCTACAATGAATATTCCTAATCATATTCATATACTATATGTTCCTGGTAACCATGAATTTTATGGTCATGACTATATTGAATTAATTCGTAATTTTGAAGCACACAACCGTGCTGATAATACTAATACCACTATTCTTATTAATGAAGTTATTGAAATTGGTGGTGTAACTTTTGCTGGAACCCCTCTTTGGACTAATTTTGGTCTGTATGGTAATGCTGTTAAAGCAGAACTAGACTGGCTGGGAGGTCTGAATGATCATGCTTGGATAAAGTATGGTGGGCGCAATATTCTAGCAAGCGACGTAGTAGGACTAAATAGAGAAGCTATAAACTTCCTGAAGCACGCAGATGCTGATGTTCTTATTACGCACTATGCTCCAGAGTTTAGTGAGTCTCCTCGTTGGAGAGGTCACCCACTTACCCCTGGATTCCTAACGAAGGTTCCCCAAAACATACACAAAAAATTCAAATATCATATTCACGGACATACACACAGTAATTTTGACTACGAAACCCCGTACGGGACGAGAGTAATCTGCAATCCTCATGGTTACTTCGGCGAGGCAATTACATTTAATGGGGAGCTAGTTATTAATATTTAGGGAGACCTATGATTAAAACCAGCTCAAAATTCCTACTGATATGTGCTCTAGTACTGAGTTCTATCTTAGGTACTAATGAGGCTATTGCCCCTGTACATGCTGCGGAATGGACTTCACCATATATTAGTTTTGTGGTGAAGTCCAACCCCAAAGTATCAGATAAAGCCGCTAGAGAAATTGTTGTTGCAGCGTACAAGTGGGCTTCCGAATTTAACTTAGATGTAAAACTACTACTTGCAGTAGCAAAAGTAGAATCTAACTTCTATCCACATGCTATAAGCTCTTCTGGAGCTTATGGCTTAATGCAAGTAATACCTCTGTGGCATAAAGAAAAAATAATAAAAGCTAGAGACGAACTAGGTAACCCAGAGATATTTAATGTAAATACAAATATGTACTTAGGTGCTATGGTACTAAGAGATTGTATAAAAAGATCTTCTAAAACATCTGTAGCCCTATTGTGTTATTCGGGTAAAACCCCTGGATATGATAATAAAGTACTTACACAATACTATAAAATACAAAAGCTTTAAAAATTCTGACTTGATTTTATTTTACTTTTCGCGTATAATATATCTTTAAGTGAGAGAAAAATGGCAAAAGTTTATGATAAAGAATTTTTGGTTGATGCCTATATATCAAGATATGCTAAAAGTGGGGTTGTTCCAATAGAGACACTTCTAAGGCTAGAAGAACAAGCCAATAACTTCTATGATAAAGTAGGTAAGACTGAATTTCGTAAATATGCTAGTTTAACTCCAGAAGCTATACAGGAGTATATAAATGCGTAAACTTTTTGTGAAGTACTCTACTGGTTACTGTGGTATGGATGGTTACGATGTAATCGAGTTTCCAGAAGATGAACCAGATGAAACTATTTCTAAACAACTATACTACCAAGCAGTACAGCACGCAGAGTCTTATGGTATTGAACTGTGTTCTTAGGACTGTGAAGATCCGGAGTGCAGAATGGAGCACGAAGGCTCTCACAATATTGAAGCCTACTGGGAAGATTACGTTCCTGAAAAACATGATATGTATCTATAGCGAGTTCTCCGTGGTGGAGACGCAGGTCTCATAAGTCTGTTGGGATGGGGTTCGACTCCCCAGCTCGCTACCAAAAAAGGTTAATATGACTGATCCATTTTATGTTTTGGGTACTAGGTACAAACTTATTGGGTATAAGGAACCGCTTACTATTGTTGGTTTCGATGATAAATATGTACATTTTGAGTGGTTTAATGGCTTAAAATATTGGGTTATGAAACATAAAAGGCATATTCATATGTATAAACAAGTAAATCAGACTAAGAAATAGTATGTTAGAATCAATTTTTTATATTTTGCTTGGTGCATTTATTGGTTGGAATTTTCCTCAACCACAATATGCTAAAAAGATTCAAGAAACTGTAAAGTCATACTTTACTACATAATTTAGGTAAAACTAAATAGTGTGAAGGCACTTGGTAAATCCTTCCTTTGTGTTGTACCGAGCATTGCTCCTACTCGGAAGAGTATCGGTACACTTTTTAATGGATTATCAATGATATTAAAAGAATATATTGGTTTAGATACTCAAAATAAAAATAGAGTATTTGTTGATATAGAGTGTGAAATTTGTGGATGTACCTTTTCTCGTCAAAAAAGAAAAGTAAAAACACATACATGCTCATTAAGATGTCTATCCCTATTAAAGGGTACATCTATATTAATCTTTTGTAATCACTGTGAAAAACCTATTGAAAGAAGTGTATCAAAACTTACTAAATCGAAATCTGGTCAATATTTTTGCAGTAAAGAATGTAAAGATATTGCTCAAACCTATAATAAGCTAATACAACCTAGTCACTACGGTACTGGGGCTTCAGAATATACTTATAGAAAGAAAGCTTTTAGGTATTATCCACATGAGTGCCAATTATGTGGATATAAAGAAAATAAAGCAGCTTTAGTTGTACATCATATTGACCACGATAGATCAAATGATGAAATAGATAATTTAATTATATTGTGTGCTAATTGTCACGCAATATCACATTGGGGGCAGTAGTGGGCTACGGTTTTCCCTTGCAAGGAAAATGTCTACAAGGGTTCGATTCCCTGGGCCTCCACCAATATTCTGCTCTGTTCGTATAATGGTATTACACCTGTTTTGTAATCAGGATATGGCAGTTCGATTCTGTCACGGAGCACCAAGTTTAATCCTTTACCTAAGGTTTTGGGTCGTGGCTGTACTTTGTGGTACTAACGTCTCAGTCGCCGTCAAGAACTGGGTATTAGTAGAATATAGATCTAATAGGTGCTGATCACACCTATCTATAGTCGGGAGTCATGACCCGGCGAACTCGTGGTGATGGAATGGAAGACATAGGCCTCTAATCGGGCCGGCTGAGCTAAACACAGTATGAGGGTTTCGAAACCCCTCCCACAACGAGTTCTAATTTAGAAGTTAAAGACGCGGGCAGGTGTACCGGCTGCATTCTAGTCTCATAAGCTAGAGGAACTTGGTTCGATTCCAAGGCCAGCATCTTTAACTTTTAGGGTATCTAAATGTACTTACCTGAAAAACATATAATTGACGATACTTGGGACGTAAAACAAAATAACCTTAGTAAGCGTCCAATGTATAAAATAGGCACATCTATAGAGAGTGCTATAGATGCGCTAGAACTACTAGTGGAATCTGATCCCTCTCTAACCAAAACCCAATGGGCTAGATTAGAACGTGCCATAGAAAAACTAAAAGATCTATTTAAAATTCCAGAGTAGCACAGCGGTAGTTGCATCTGACTGTTAATCAGAATGTCGTTGGTTCGATCCCAACCTCTGGAGCCAAATAAAAACTGACTTGATTTATCAAGTTAAATACTGTATAATATTATCTTACAGTGAGAAAAGAGATAAAAATGACACCAGTTCTATTCCTAGATTTTGATGGGCCAATGTTCCCAGATAGGGGGATAAGACTATCACCAAACATGTCTCAGTACCCAGGAACTACCAAGTTCCATCAATTTATTGATTATTGGGAAATGGATAAGACCTCAGTTAGACAGCTAAATAATCTATATGAGGTATATCCTTTTGATACAGTAATCAGCTCTAGCTGGAGGCATTATTGTACACTAGAGAATATTGTGGATCTATTTCAAGTAAATAAGCTCAATCTTCATCTTCACGACGTCTGGGCTACTCCTCATAGAATGAGCAGTTATAGAATTAATGAAATAAATTGGTGGCTAGATGAAGTTACTGTATCAAAAGATGGTAATTTTATTTGTCCTTCTCATATTATACTAGATGATCCATGGTCTGGTAGCTACTTACAAGATGCTAAAGCTTTTGGTATGCAAGAAGCACATCTGATTAATCCTGATGTGGGAATTGACTCAGATGTTTTTAAAAGCATGAAAAGTATAGTAGAATGTTGGAGAGACGACTACGAAAGTAGAAAGTTTATTAGAGTATTTCCTAGTCGTAACTGGGATGGGATTGTTCCAGTAGAAACAAGATAACGCGGGTAAGCTTAAGGTAAGACGCCAGCCTTCCAAGCTGCGCTGAGTGGAGTTCGATTCTCCCTACCCGCTCCAGAACAGGCGCTTGATCAACGCAAAATCTTATTAGTAGCTTGGCTGACCAAGCGCTAAGGTATTAAGACACTTGGGTACACCTTTGGCCCAATCTACGGCTCGTTCATATAATGGTTATTATGCCAGTCTGTCTAATTGGACATAAGGGTTCGATTCCCTTACGGGTCGCCAAGGATTTTTAATGAGTACACTTCATTCCAAGTATTACGGAGATAGATTCCGAGAAACAAGACGTTCTAGAAATGAGCATCCACAAATTAGATACTCTAGAGCAATAATTTGTAGATGCTTTAGATACTTGTTACTTAATGGAAATATTCACGTCACACGTAAAAAATTTAGAGTTGGGCCTAATTATAGGTCTAAGTATAATATAAGGACTAGTTTTAAATGAAACACGACAAAATGTAGTGTCTCCTGTATCCCCCGTAAGGGTTCCAGGGTTGGCACGTAAAATACAGTAAGTTACGGACAACCCCTCGCTGGCGTCAATGGTTTAACGTACCGGACTCTTAATCCGCGAGATCTCAGTTCGAATCTGAGGCGAGGGACCACTACGGGGGTATAATTCAACGGTAGAATAGTAGGCTTTTAACCTATCTATCAGGGTTCGATTCCCTGTGCCCCTACCAATATATTAAAGCACTTTAGGCGTCAGCTTGCTGATTAGCTGGTCAGACCCTCCCTGTTGCCAGACACCCAATCTAAAGTGCTTCAATATATTAGCAGGATTAGGAAGCTCAAAAATTTTCGATTTGATTTTTGTGAACTTCCATGATATAATATATCTTTAAGTGGAAATATTATGTCAAAAATTTTTTTAAAGCATTGCGAAGATAATCTAGAATTAATTAAAGAGCGTAAAGATTCAGTATATTCTCTAAAAAGCCTATGTAGTGTAATAGGATATTCTGATCATGGTAGGAATACTGGGGCGCTTGCGACTTTTTGCAAAGAAAGAGGTATAGACTTAAGCCACTTCACTTCTAATGGTAAGGTCCGTTATACTACTATTACTAAGATATGCCCTCAATGTGGTACATCTTTCACAACTAATGCTGGTCCGAAAGAAAAGCATACGTGTTCCCGCACATGTGCTAATAACTATTTTAAGCAGGCAAAGAAAACCGAAATTACGCCCGACCAGTATGCTTATAGAGCTAAGCAAGTAGGTATGACCTCATGTGCTATATGTGGAGAATCCACCCTTGTGGATATACACCATATAGATCATGATAGGAATAATAATAATCTGGATAACTTGGTGCCGCTGTGCCCAACACATCATATGTACTTACATAGAGGTAAAGCTGACCTAATAATGGATAGGCTAATAAAGTATCTAGACACTAGATCAATCGCCGGTTAGCTCAGTGATAGAGCAGTGGATTTTGATTCCATTGGTCGTAGGTTTGAATCCTACACCGGCCGACTGTAAAAACACATAAAGATTAAAAATGACAACTAGACGTGGATTCTTAAAAAGTATTTTAGCATTAGCGGCTGCTCCGGCTATTGTAAAAGCCTCTAGTTTAATGCCTATTTATGTTCCAAAACCCGAAGTATTTACTTTTGGAACAGGTGATTTTACTGTAGAAGCTTGGATGAGTCCAGTTAATGATGGCTGGCATCATATAGCTTTAGTAAAAGATTCAACAGGTGTGAAACACTACTTTGATGGAGTAGGAATAGACTACCTAACATTAAAGAATAAAGGTTTTGAGCTTATTCCACAAAATAACTCTGGACAATTAAAAGCTATTATAGAAGGTAATGAGTTTACCTTTATATCAAAAGAATTTAAAGGTAATGTACATGATATAAAGGTAGCTAAAGGCCCAGCAACAAAACCTACTAATTTTATAAATACGTTATACTTATAACCTCCCGTCCAGTGGAAGGCTCGGTGGCTACGAACCACCTAAGGGGAGTTCGACTCTCTCATGGGAGGCCAAAAATTCAAACTTGACTTTTCTGATTTAATCCTGTATAATATTATTTTAAGTGAGAGAATTATGAAAAACTCTAAGTTTGTACTTATTGACCCTAAGTTGAAGCAATATACAGCATACGAAAATGGTAAGAAAGTACTTAAAGTAATTTCTGATAGACCCCTTATGCCTTCGGAAGTTGAGGATTTTCGTATTAATCCACATGCAGATGACGAGGATTTCGACGGCAATGACCCTGATGGAGATCTTGTAGCATGAGTAAGTACGTAGTGGCTTTTATTAACTTTTTTGATAATGAGCTAAAACAAATGGTTATTGATGCTATGCCAGAAAAAGATGCTGCTATTGAAGCATTTGATGGGGGAGAAACATTAAAACAGGCTAAAATTACTGCATTTGACGCAGATGAAATGTTCTCTGTTACCCAGGTAGGTACTGAAGAAGTAGTTTATGAGTTTGTATATCATAATGACGGGTTTATTCTTAGTCATAGATTTAAATCAGATAAAGAGGCTCAGGCCTTCATATTAACTGAAAGGCCTCAGCTAAAGAGCTATACAAGGCTTGTATAATAATAGTGCGGTGGCGGAAAGGCAACGCGGCGGATTGCAAATCCGTTCCATGTGAGTTCGAGTCTCACCCGTACTTCCAGTATTCTTAGACGTGTGTGTTATGGGATACCTTATGTGATTACAGAATTTACCGAACATTTTGTAATGTACCAGATGCCATAAGCAGTCATTAGCGATTAGATTAAGTATTCGGTATACTTAAATCAACGTTTAAGAATTTTCATTTGATTTCAAATAATATTTGTGATATAATATTATTTGAAATGGGATGACTACAGCAAAACAAAATACTATAGAGCCGAGATACCAAAGACTTCGGTCTGAGGGTATCAAACAGTTTTTTGCTTGTTCTGTATAATAAACGAGCAAAAAGCATCCCGTATTACAAACCAAACAAATGGGTTTAGTTCAGCAAACAAAAAATTTAGACTCTTAATCTAACCAAATATAAACCCGATAAAGGACAAAAATGAACACTTTCGCTTCCGCAGTAGATAACCGTATTGAGCGTACCGAAAATGGTATGAAGGCATTTGCTACTTCTGCGAATGCCTGCGTTGATCTATTCTATAACATTGGTGCTTCCCGTGGTAAAAATATTGTGCCGCAATTTATTGCTGCCTATGTAGAAAACCGTGAAGTAGCAATGCGTATTGCTCTTTGGGCGCGAGATGCTCGTAAGGGTGCTGGTGAGCGCAAGATTTTCCGCGATATTCTCAACTATCTTGAGAATACTAACACTAACGACGCTATGGCTCTTATGTATAAGACGCCAGAGTTGGGTCGTTGGGATGATCTTCTTTGCTTCACTAGTGAAGAACTGAAGAATGAGGCTAATAACCTTATTGCTGTTGCTCTGTCGAAGGGTGATCAGCTTTGTGCGAAGTGGATGCCACGTAAGGGTGAACAAGCCGTTGCGTTGCGTAAGTATCTTGAAGCTACTCCAAAAGAGTATCGCAAGCTACTTGTTTCCCTTACTAACGTAGTGGAAACCCAAATGTGTGCTAAAGATTGGGATAATATCAACTTTAGTCACGTGCCTTCGCTAGCTGCTGCACGCTACCGTAACGCTTTTAAGCGTAATACGATTAAGTACGCAGAGTAGTGGAAACCCAAATGTGTGCTAAAGATTGGGATAATATCAACTTTAGTCACGTGCCTTCGCTAGCTGCTGCACGCTACCGTAACGCTTTTAAGCGTAATACGATTAAGTACGCAGAGTACGTTGCTGCTTTGGTTAAGGGTGCTGATCCTAAGGTTAAGGTAAATACTGGTGCTGTGTACCCTTACGACGTACTAAAAAGTGTTCTTGAGGAGTTGAAGTCCTGGCATGGTGGACAACTAACTACAACTGATACTGATTTCATCAATGCTCAGTGGGCTGCACTTCCTAACTACATTGAGTCTGGTAATATTCTACCTATGGTAGATGTTTCTGGTTCAATGGAACAACCCGCAGGGGTTAGTGGTACTCTTACCGCAATGGATGTAGCCCTATCTCTAGGACTATATTGTGCGGATAAGAACAAAGGTAAATTTAAGGATATTATCCTTACTTTTAGTGCTAACCCAGAACTACTAAAAGTTAGTGGAAATGTAGTTCAAAAGATTCAGCAGCTAAAGCGTGCTGATTGGGGGATGAATACCAATATCATCAGTGCTATTGATAAGATTCTTTCAGTAGCAATCCAAAGCCGCGTGCCGCAGCACGAAATGCCTTCAATGTTGCTTATCTTTTCAGATATGCAGTTTGATAGTTGTGCTCGATTCGACGATTCCGCTATTGAAGCATTCCGTCGTAGGTACGAATCCGCAGGATATATTCTACCGAAGATTGTGTTCTGGAATCTAGCTGCTCGTTCTAAGAACTCACCAGTAAAGTCCCATGAAAATGGTACAGCATTGGTATCTGGATTCTCTCCATCTTTGATGACTTCACTGTTGTCAAATAACCTGGAACAGTTTACTCCAGAAAGCATTATGCTAGAAACCGTAATGGTTGAACGTTACAGTTTTTAAACTTGAAGTTCTGACTCAGATTTGATATAATATTATTTCTGAGTCGGACTTTAATTAAAATGTTTTATGTTACAGAGGTCACGAAGCTCTGTTTTAGGGTAGTTCCCGCATAGAACGTTTTAATTAAAGGATGCCTTCAGCAATACATACTTTCATTGGCGAAAAAGTGTGCATCCTGTCTAACTACGGAAGATTAACTGACTGGGACGTCAGAGGGGCTTGCTAAGCCTTTTGTACCTGAAATATGGTATGGGAATCGTGCTCTCAATCTTCCGCCATATTTAAGCCTGTGTATGAAAGCCTAATCAGCTACCTTAACTACTGAGGTATAACAGCCTCCTTGTATGAGACGCCAGAGGGGGATGAAACCCCTTCTACATAGCATGGAAGTGATTACCCAAGTTCCTTACTAGGAAAGACATTATACAGTCTTTTAAACACATAGTAGTAGGCTTAAATATGGTATAGCAGTGCTCAGGTTGAACAGGCCTTAAACGTCCGAGAGCTTAATTAGTATTACGACCTAGGATAGCGTATTCAGCGTACGCGTGTACTTACTACTATACTACCTAGGGTAGCCAACCCAACTGGCGATGGGATCGGTCTTGAAAACCGTCGAGGCCTAATAAGCCCTTTAGAGTTCGACTCTCTAGCTACCCGCCAAAGATTTTAAATCCCCGATATATCTTGACATGGAGTTAAGAGTATTCTGTTAAGAATATTATACAGCAAATTTAATGAATAATAGGTTCGATTCCTATATCGGGGGCCAATTTACTGGGGAATGAATGCACAAGGTGTGCAACTATTCTGATAAGAATATCTACTGCAATTAAAAATTGAGGTTCGATTCCTTCATTCCCCACCAATCCTCTGTTAGTTCAATGGTAGAACAGTCGACCGATAATCGACAAACGCTGGTTCGATACCCGCACGGAGGACCAATTAAGGATATACTATGAAAGACCTAATCGAAGCACTTTCTATATTGCTAAAATATGGTAATCCAGATTATCCTACTCATTGTCTACCTGATGTACTATACATATGCAATATAGATCCTCTTAGTATTTCCATTGAAGATATTAAATCTTTAGATGCTTTAGGCTTTATAGTTGATTTTGAGAGTGAAGAAATATACTCTTATAAATATGGAAGCTGTTAATTAATGCTCCCCAGCACTGGCGTGCGGCGAACCCTTATAAAGTTCGGAGATCGGCTAGATGGGCTGGAACGGGAAGGATCGTAACCTTCGGGGAGTACCAAATATATTGTGGCCTTCGTATAGCCTGGTTATTATTTCTGGTTGCCATCCAGAGGACGAGGGTTCGAATCCCTCAGGTCATACCAGAAAGACGTTATGTATAGAGAAATAAAAGAAGTAGAATTACGTACACAAAAATCAAATGGTTATCTATACTTTATAGATAAAAACCACCCACTAAAATGTGGTAATTCACATAAAGTTTACTATCACAGACACCTAGCTTCTATTTATTTAGGTAGATGGGTATTACCTGAAGAAGTGGTTCACCATATAGATAGTATTAAGACAAATAATTCAGAAGATAATCTACTAGTTTTAACAGATAGTGAGCATAGTATACTGCATCACCAAATACTAGGTCATGCTAGTAGTTTTGAGAGGAGTTGTAATACTTGTGGAAAGGCTTTTACTACTAAACCCTCCGAGGATAAATATTACTGTAGTGTACCCTGTAGTGATGTTGCAAAAATAAAAAGAACATATATTACAAAAGAATTATTAGATAGCCTTATACCTACTACCTCTTGGGTAGTTTTGGGGAAAATGTTTGGTTATTCCGATAACGGAATAAAAAAGCGCGCTAAAGCCTTGGGGTGTAAAGTATAATTTTGATGCAGAGGTGGTCCGAAAGATTAGGTGGCATCCTTACAAGATGTATTATGCAGGTTTGAGTCCTGTCCTCTGTACCAGTCCACATATTTAAATGTACTGTTGAAGTCCTAATTGATTAATAATATACTATTATTATGAGGTAATAGGCTACTCTGAGTACGGGAACCAAAGCGCAATCGTGACGTACATAAGACCTCTGAGCTAAAGGAGGAAACTTGAGGTAGCTTTGGAGCAGTACATTTAAATATGTTTATTCCCTGTTATTTCAATGGTAGACAGCTTCCTTGGTAAGAAAGAAGCTGTTGGTTCGATTCCAACACAGGGAACCACATTAAAACTACTTCAATCATAAAACGAACCGGCGGGTTTATTAAGTGATGAGACCCTCCAAGTCGAGTCAGCTATATGGATTGTGGGATATAGGCTTTGGTTAGTAGCTTGCAAGGGAAACCCAAGGAAGGGAAACCCAAGGAAGTCTCCGAGGTAGTTTTAATGTGGTCTTAGCATATTGGTAATGTCCCTGACTGTGAATCAGGATAAGAGGGTTCAATTCCCCAGGCCACCCCAATAAAGGATTTATATGAAACTATACATTGCAGTACTCGATGAAGTACCGGATTATATGGTTCCAGTACTGGTAGCACATGCAGTACTAGGAGCTCATTTGGAATTTAGTAGGGGGTATATTGCAGATGATGAACGCTTAGATAGTCTATACGCTTCATATGTTGAGTGGTTAGAATACTCATTTAAGAAGTGTGTTGTCAGGGTTAATATAAAAGAATTTGACAAAATAAGTGTATTGCCTTATACGTATCTAGGACACGAGAATACTACCTTAAATGGGGCTAAATCCTGTGCCATACCATTACCCGTTCCCAATGAAGAATTACCAAACGTTCTAAAGTTTGCAAAGTTATGGAAACCAAAAGCTACTTTAGCAAATGTGGTCATTGCAGCGGATTGAAAATCCGATGAAGAAGGTTCGATCCCTTCAGGTAGCACCAGATTAAAAAATTTGAATCTTGACTCAATAGTTAAAAATTGATATAATATTATTTCTAAACTAATAAAAGGAATTAAAAATGGCAAAAAATATTTTGGCTGATTTCGATTACGCCGGTTATGAGTCACTTCTAGATTTTGCTAAGGAAGAGGCTGTACATATTGTTCATACTCATTTTGACCATAAAGGTGGATATACTTTCGCTTGGAGGCGAACATCAGAATTTGTAAAAGGTCGCATGGTTGAAGTAGCAGTATCTTTCTGTTCTCCTCGTGACACTTTCTGCCGTAAAATTGGAGCTTATAATGCTCTAACTAACTTTGATAATAGTAATACTATTCTTCTACCTGTTGGTAATGAAGATTCTGCAAAAATTGTTGAAAACCTACGTAGGGTATTCTACTACGCAGATCAGGATACTTGGTAATATACATACCCCTGATGGTGTAATGGTAGCACAAGAGCTTCCAAATCTCTTGGTTGGGGTTCGATTCCCTATCGGGGGCCCACTTAAAACTAGAAAGAACTAAATGAATATTTATTTTGGTGAAGCAATTGATGATTTTGATACTTCAGAACTTTTTCAGGTAGACGACAAATATTTCTATTATAAGATTTCAGTTAGTCCTGATAATGAACTTATTATCTCAGATACTTGCAACAGGTACATACCAATTTCGGTTGAGTCACTTAATAGCCTAATTAATGCTATTAACTACGTTACACCACATATGGAATTTATTAATCTACTAGATTCAGATACTAATTTTATCCTTAAATGAAGCTTAAAGACACTAACTATAATCCTCTTCCAGATTTATTTGACCTGGTTGGGGATTCTGGTATTATGCTAACAAATAGTACTATATCAAGTATTGCTAAGGTATTTAATGCTGGAGGTATAATTGCGGAGACAGAGAAAGAACTATTAACTCTAATACATTTATTTATAGATTACTATGGATTATTAGAGTTTGTAAAGATTGATAATATTCATTACCTAAGGAAAGTACATGGCAGCGAAGCAGCGTAGTAAGCATCAAAAAGAACTTTATACCGCCTATAAAAATCAAAATCGTTTTGCAACTAATCGTAAGCGTAAACTATTAAAGCTACAAAAACAACAACCAAATAATGAGCAAATTACTATTGCTCTTGCAAATATTAAGTATCGACGTAAAACCCCAGGTACAGCAATGTTTAGTAAGACTAAGATTGCTCAGCTAACTTTAGCTGGTAAAGTAAAAAAGAGTACAATAAAGTTTGATAAACCTTTTGAAAAGCAAATGTTTAAACTTGGTACCCGTGCCCATACTAATAGTGGGGAGGTATTCAGTTGGAATTTCTAATTATATATTTTATTTTTTCACTTACTACAAGTATTGCCGGATATATAAATTTAGTTAGACCAGTATTACTGAAAATTAAAGAGGAAGCTCCTTTGTGTGACATTTCACAAAGTCCAACTATTGCTTTATTTATTTTCCTAGTTCTAGGGATTTTAATTGCCCCACTTATGTTTCTACCTAGTATTATCCCTTCTATGGCAAGTACTTTTAAAGACGCATTATTCAATACTCTAATGGAGTAGTAGATGTCAGTTATTAGTTTCGAATATCCAAAAAAGAATACAGGCACATACCAGTCCAGGGTACTAGCTATAATTAGTAGACCATCTAATAACTACTTTGGTGTAGACATTGGGGAGTTAGATCAAGAAGCTCAAGGTATTTTTGTATCTAAGCTTCAAGCTATTATGGAAAGCAGGTCTAAAGAGATTGAAGAACTAATGATAGAATCCGACCTAAAACACTGTTATAGGAATTTTCTAGAGGCGGATATGAGAAATATTTTTGAAGAATAAGGAGGTTACCATGTTGTGAATTAACACAATAAGGAGATTTCAATGTCGAGAACTTATCGACGTACTGGCCAACCTAAATTAAGAGGTTGGTTCGAAGATCTTGAATGGTATACTTCTGAATGGGTATGGGCAGAATCAGGACTTAAAATACTATATCGTCGCCCATACCCTAAAGATTCTAAAGAGTATAAAAAAGGTTATGCTCGCTATCACAGCGACGCTGGAACCCACAACTGTAAAGAGCCAGGACCTTCCTGGTTTCGCAACCTCTACTCAGATCGTCCCCTGCGCCGAGCTGCCAAAAACGAACTACATAAATTCGTTACGCGCAATGGTGAGTATGAGCCAATGATACTACGTAAGGGTAAACTTCCTTACTGGACTTAATATGTACTAAGTGAGGTACCTCCTTTAAACCAAGCCGGTGTAAGTTCGAAGGCTTAGTACATACAATATTCGTTGATGGTGATATTAACTGATTCAAGACAGGGGTTCGACTCCCCTCTGGTCCACCATAAGCATACTAACTTAGCCCGACGCCTGTGCACAGGCTTATGAAGTGCGGTACTCCTGCTTAGGATGTTAGTATGTTTTTGATGGGCCAGTCTTGGTTTCGATTGGGTTGGAAGGTACATCGGAGAATCGTCAAGAAAGACGCAAAAATCAAAACAATATAAATGCAAACGATGACGCATTTTATAGCGAGCTACGTCTAGCAGCGTAAGCGCTATTGAGGTTTCGGGACTATTCCTTATCACCCAATATAGTCCCAATCTTTAGTAGTACTACTTGCCACTTAATAAATATATGCGGAGCCCAGTGCACAAGCCTTCCGCGGGTAATCAGGAGCACCTGACATAAGTAGTATTACTAAAAATTAAAATGGAGAAGTAAATGGAAGATAAGTTTCTAGAAAAGATTTATGAAGCCCAGGCTTTTAATAGCATGGCGGGCGGACTTGGTCTTGCCAAGACCATTTGCCGCCGAAAATTACTTGAAGTAGATATTGGTGAAAAGACTGATATAGTACTTTCCATTATTACAGAGATTGATATGCTAATGAATATAGCATATCAACGAGCAATTGAAGTATCAAAATAAGCCCTATTAGTATAATGGTATTACACCTGTTTTGTACTCAGGTTACGGCAGTTCGATTCTGTCATGGGGCACCACTAAAAATAGTTTCAAAATTTCTGACTTGATTTATTAAACAAACTGGAGTATAATATTATTTATGGCTGAGAAAACTCCAACTATAACATATAAAAAATCTCGTTCTAATAAACGTGCATTAAAACTTTGGGATACTTCTGATATGTTTGGGAGTATGCAAGAAGCAGTAAATATTAAACACGTTATAGAAGAGAGTGCTAAAGAGAAGGGTATTCATCCTCAAGATATAGGAAATATAGCCATTTCAGCTAATGTACTATATGCTCTAGCAGATTGCTTTACTCAGGCATATAAACTTCTTCTGAATGAAGAATTAATAAAATCAGGAAATATTAGTAAAATTCAACCTACACTTAACTAAGGAATATAAATGGCTTGGACCGAAGAAGACAAGAAAAAAGCAGTTGCTATGTATGAAGAAGCTGAACCTACTCCAGAAACTTCTACTGAAATCATTAAAGATATTGCAGAAGAAATGGAACAGTCACCTAATGGTGTACGCATGGTTCTAGTACAAGCTGGTGTATATGTAAAGAAAGAAGCCTCAAGCCCAAAAGGTGGAGAGAGCAAAACTGGTTCTGGGGAGGCTCCGAAGCGAGTAAGCAAGGAATCACAAATTTCGGCTCTTAAGACTGAAATTGAGAATCGTGGAGCAGAAGTTGATAGTGATATTTTGGAGAAATTGACTGGTAAGGCTGCCGCCTACTTTGTTAAGGTTCTACAAGCCGCTAAGTAAAATAAAAGGCAGCCACAGGCTGCCTTTTGTCATTTATAGGATGCTGTATGACAAAAGTTCAACACGTTAGATGGTGTATTACACAGTGCCCCGCATTTGCAGCAGAGCATACTATTTGGTGGTTTTTAAGTGGAAAGAAGGATTGGTGTGTTTATGAAGCTATGGAAAAGTATAACTATATACGAAAGCAGATAAATGGTTAGATCAAGAAATACAGATGAGCGTTTAGATGATGCCTCAATGGAAAGAGTTATAGAATACTTGGAAACAAAGGGTGCGACTAAGAAAAATGCTTGTGGTATTCTTAATATTTCCTATAATACGGCTAGACTAGATAAACTAATTGATACATATAAACAAAAGAAAGAAAACGATGCCAAGCGTCGTGCTGAAAAACGTGGTAAACCTGCTACCAATGAGGAAATAGGATATGTTATTACTGAATATCTTGCTGGTAATGCTATCAGTAACATTAGTAACTCTATTTATCGTGGTTCTGCTTTTATTAAACGCATCTTAGTAGACTATAATGTTCCAGAAAGACAAAGTTCTCCAGACTACTATCACCCAAAACTAATTCCAGATGCTGCAGTTAGAGAAAGCTTCAATATAGGTGAATTAGTTTACTCAGCTAGATACGATACTTTAGCAATTATTGATAAAGAATTAGTACAAAATGATACATTTATATATCGTGTATGGCTAAAAGGTAATTGGTTACAGTTTGCATACCAGCCAGCATATGAACTAGCTAGTCTAGAAGAAATTAGGAAACTAGGAGTATCTTTGTGATTGAGTTTTATACTTGGGCTTGGTACGACAAACATGGAATGGTTATGCACGATCCGTTTGAAGGGGCAGTACCCATCCACCGCGCAGCAAAGGAGCAGGGGAAATGAGAGGGTCTGTTCCGCTAAGTTCTGAACCACCATATCAAGAGCAGTTGGAGAGCGAAATCGAATCCCTGCGCCAACAGGTCAACAATCAGGCTGTGGATATTGTATTACTTCGGCGGCAAGTATCTGCTTTAGAAAAACAAGCTAGATCACAAGAAGTCGAAACCCTGCGCCTGCAACTCGCCAGCTTAAAAGCCGAGTTGAAAGCTATCGGTGAGGCCATTAATGACCCACGTACTGATCTGACAATGACCATGAGCGAAGTGATCGTTGAGCAGAAACAGCAACTCGCCGCAGCGCAGTCCGTGTTCAGGTCTATAACTACAGCAAAACAAGTTTGCCATCAATGCAACGGGCGCGGATACATGGAGATATGAAATGACCACACACGACCGAGACAAGATCATCGCTGCGGCTAAAGAAGCAGATAGTGGGTTCACAGGCGATGAGTCTTTTAACCTTGGAACATCCCTTGTTGGATTAGAGGCTATTGAATGCTTCTACGCCATCGCCTTTGAAGCTGGCCGTCAGGCTGAACGGGAAGAATGCGCGAAGGTGTGCGAGCGCCTAATAAGCGGGGACGGCATCTGTGCAGACAACGAAGTGTGGATTCACGACTGCGCAGAGGCTATCCGCGCAAGAGGAGATATGAAATGAGCGATGGAATGGATTGCACATGTGCGGCATATAGCGAAAGTGAATGCTGTTGTGGTTCTGATTGGAACCCGCAAGAGGTCATTGATTTGCGCCAGCAACTCGCAAGCCGCCAGAAGCATGTGTTGATGCTGCGGGATGCTCTTGATGCCACGTTGAATATGATAACTCGCGCACAACCTAGCGTTGATACGATTCATGCAGCAAGAAAAGCACTCGCCGCCACCGAAGCCGACCTTGGCGGGTTAATCCTGTGCGAGAAGGAGCCTGTTGCTTGGTACGACAAACATGGAATGATTACACATGATCCATTTGAAGGGGCAGTACCCCTCCACCGCGCAGCAAAGGAGCAGGGGAAATGAGCCTACGTCCAGTAATGCAACAAGTTCTAGCAAAAGCGCAATACGAGCTAGGAAGCTACAAACAACTTACCAAGGAGAATCAAATGGAAAAACCAAATGAAGAAAAACTTCCGCAACTTCGTGCCAATGTGTATGACGCGATTGGTACAGAGCGTTATTACCAAGAACAGAAGTGGGGAATGCTTGAAGAACACCCTCAGAGTGTCGGTGGATATCTCACACTGATGCGTGTTCATCTTGCTGAAGCAGAGGCCGCGTGGGCAAAAACAGATACCGACAAGGACGCACTTAAATGCTTGCGTAAAGTGCTTGCCATTGGCGTTGCTTGCGGAGAACAACACGGACTTCCTAAGCGCGATTTTAATAACTACCCGGAGTAGCCAAAATGCCGCACGAAGATTACTGCTATGCACTAGAACGTGAAAACCATGCATTGAATGAAAAGTACGAATATCTGCGCCAGCAACTCTCCAACCACATCAAGCGCGAGGTGATGCTGCGGGAGCCGAAGCTATGAGCGCACTAGAACAATACAAGTCAATAATGGATGAATGCGGAGAACCTGAGCTACCTATTGAACTCTTCCGGTTATTTCTATCACTTGCGCTTACTGGTCAAGATTGGCTAGATGTTGAACAGGTTATTGAAGGAGTTAGCGAACAACTCGCCGGAGCACTCGATGATCTTGAAGTAGCCAAAAATGTAGCAAACGGCAATGTTGAGGCAAAGTTCGACGCATGGAAACAGTTAGACGCGATGGAACATGAACTCGACGCAGCACTGGAGGCTTGTAAGGCAAAGGACGACATTATCCTAGAAGTATTGGAATGCGAATCAACAACCCGTCCTCCAATAAGACTTAGGGAAGCACTCGCCATCCAGCCAGACGACTTCGCGCTCAAGGATAAGCTATGACAACCTATGAACAATCGAAAGACTGGATCGAGCGTCACTTGGTAGAAGACCCCGGCGGCCTATTGGCGTGCGAGCCAAGTGGCCTCAATGAGGAGTTGAAGCTGGCAAGACAGGCCAACGAATTCCAACA